GTCGGTGATGCCGTCACAGAATTCGTTAAGAAATCTAAACTTCTACGCTGTCAGGGAGGAGGTCGGTGTGAGTACGAAGACTCCTACGTACCGCAGTGCAGTTACGCTAATACGTACAGACCAGACGTACACTGCTCTTTCGACGGTCTTAAGAAATGGTATACCGTACGACTTTTGACACCGAGCGATTATGTACGCACAAAGAGCAAAATGGTACGACCACCGCAATTGAAAGGTGTGCTAGACGTCTTAGATGGAAACGACAAAGCGTTAGAGAGTGTAACGAGGTTCGTCAGAAACGGTAAGCGCGTCGCTCTTTGTCTGACTACAGACCAATTCAACGAACTAGACGACAGAATCGGGAGCACCAATAGTCTTAAGTTGCTACTACGACAATCGAATGTGGACTATGCTATCGGTCCCGACCTTACCGCTGTCAAACGTAACAAGGTCATTAATGAATATATTTGTCGTAACGGAATCATAGCCGGTTCAGGCGTCACTTGTAATGTTCGTCGTGAATCTACGAGATTAACGCCTACACCGGATGTTACCCGCATAGACGTGACCGATATCGACAACCCTTTACAGATGTTGCAAGCACACGCGAATATGTTATATGCTTTGTGTAACAACCATACGTGCAGGGATTACGAGAGTTTCCAGATAGAACACAATGACTTATCGCTGGACGTAGATAACGTAGTGATGACGACGTACCGGAAAACTTTCAACGTGCACAAGAACCACTCCCGCTTGATACCCGTCCTACGCACTAACGTCTCCGAACTGCGCTGCGACACAATGGTCGAGAATCTACTTTCTATAGTGAAAAGAAACATGAACGTACCGTGTTACACAGATAGGTCGGAGGACTTGATACATACCGATTATATATTTCAAAACTTTTGTGAGATCTTTCTCAAACATACTGAACGTTTCACTACCATCAACTTCTCTTACGAAACCGCCGAAGGTTGGTTGTCTACACACGACGATACCCTATTGTCGAGATGTGAGTGCTCAGACATGACAATGCACCATTATGATTTAGGGAAGTATATCATTGAGCTAAAGAAAGACGCCAAACCTAAGCTCGACGGATCTGCATTGCACGAGTACCCTGGTTTGCAAACGATATGTCACCAAGGACCGCACACAAATATTTTGTTCTGCGTCTTTATGCAGGAAGTTAGAAACAGACTGTTGTCTGTATTGAAGAAGAAATTCGTGATTTTCACGGATATGAGTGCGAGCGATCTCGCTAACAGAATAGACGACCACGACGATGACTTGTCGAGTTTCTTTCCCATCGAAGTGGACATTTCTAAATATGATAAGTCCCAACACTCTCTGGCGTTAGAATTAGAACTAAAGTTCTTGGAACATTTCGGTTTGCCTGAACCGTACCTTAGCTACTGGCGTGAGATGCACGCACATTCGTCCGTACGATCACTAAGCAGCGGACTGTCGATGGAACTGAACTACCAACGCAAGTCCGGTGACGCTCTGACCTTCCTGGGTAATACTGTCTTTCTGATGATGGTGCTGACTTCGGTTTACGATTTCGGTGAAGTGGAGTTTGCAATGTTCGCGGGCGACGACTCACTACTATTCTTTAAAAATAAACCAGAGGACGCGAACTTGCTGTTTCAAGAATGTTTTAATCTAGATTCAAAAATATTTCCATTTAATAGTTTATATTTTTGTTCTAAATTTGTGTTATTAACACCATCTAGAAGTTACGTCGTACCGGACCCAGTCAAAATACTAGCTAAACTGGGACGTAAGGATATACGCGACTACGACCATCTGGAGGAATATCGCGTCTCACTCTTAGACCTAACCAGCGATTACGACGACATTGGCATACAGATGCCTATGAATTACGCGTTACTAGAGAGGTATGGTATCGCTTTACACGGTCTAACATTTTTAATTAGATCTTTCGTATTAAAAAGAAGTTATTTTTTGTCTGCCTTCAAAAAGGGCGTTTGACGACACTTAGTCGTCCCAACTTTAGACTTTTAGTTGGTTTGTGTTCTTAACTATGTGTTTTTT